TAGTGTTCTCAAAATAATAAGCAAAACATGTGACATTATCATCAAGATTATTAAAATAATTTTCTATATCTTCTATATGTGTCATATATATATATATATATATATATAATATATTATAAACATTTATTTATATTTTGGATCAGGAATAACCCCACAAATTAGTGCATTCCATTGATCTATACGAAATATATCATTAATTTCTTTTATATTATATTCTTTTTTAATATAATCTATATATTTTTCAACTCTTGGTATTTTTAAAAATATATTCATTGCATGGTTATGATTTTTTGCATATACTCTATAAATATAAAATTCATTACCATATTTTTCATCATAATTATCATAACCGAATTTTAAAATGTATTTAGACTGTTTAATATCTATATCGTGCGAAAGAACATAAACAATATATGGTACAGTTTTATTACTTTTTTGATTAAAATTTAATATAATGTCATCATATACTTCTATTCCTGCATTGTCCTCATTAAAGCTAATATCATCCGATTCACAAAAATACGACATATATTAATAATAAAACCACAAGTAAAATCAATATTATTAATATTTTTTGATAAAAATGTAAAGAATAATAAAAATTGATGATAATTATAACACCTAAATAATTTAATTGAAAAATGGTTCTTAATATATTAATGAATGAAAAAGGAAATATAGAAATCAAAAATAAAGAAAATGAGCAAAAATTAGAAGCAAATTTATTTGAACTCATGAAAACTTTGGATAACTATTTAGATTATCATCATTGTGGAATATTTGATCCGAATTGTAAATATATATATAGGTGCATATCTTTTCCTAGAAAACAATGTGATGATTCTAAAATTATACATTTAGCAAAAACTGGATGGGAAGGAATTTACGAAAACAGAAGTGATTGTCAAGATGTGTATATTTTTTGTAAACTAAAGCTGGATCTTACTAATAAAGAAAAGGAATTATTTGAAAAGTATGGTTGCTCAACATTTAGGGACACTTTTTTAAATTTTGAAGAAATACAAAAAATAAAAAGAGACCATGAAACTAATGTTAAAGATTAATATAGTGTTATAAAAATAATACTGAAAAAGTAATGGTATTTATGATAGACATAGAATTATTAAATAATTAAATAAAATTAAACATTTTCATTAAAATATTTTTTAACTGAATTAGCACTTTTATTAAGTAAATATTCTGTTTTTTCTTTATTATTTTGTGCTGCAGTAATTAATGTTTTAAAATTGCGTTTATTATGAGAATGAATGTGTTTCCCCACCATAATTTTAAAAGTTTCTAAATCTGCCTTTTGTGCATTTAATAGGTTAATATTATTGGTAATTTTATTTTTAAATGCACAATTTTCTAAATATACACTCATTCGTAAATCTTTGATATATTCATGAAGTGTATTTAATTCACATACATTTTTTTCATTAATTAATTTTCTGGATTTTGAAGTGTGATGAAGAAGAGCTTGAAGAAACATACATTTCATTATGTTGTCTGTGTCACCATTTTTTAATTGTAAATAATCAATTATTTTAATAGATTTAATTGATTCAAGATTAATAGTCATATATTTTATTAAATCAGATGGGATATCGCCTTTTTTTTCTATATTAAGAATTAAATCATTCCAACTTAAATTATTTGAAGTTAAAAATTTTTGAATCATATAACCGAAATGAAATGTTCTCATATATGGCAATAATTTATTGTCAATAAAAGTAAATATATTATTATCAAATAATTCATAATCGTAATACACATTTAAATGTTCTGCGAAATTGTGATTTACTGAACATGTACTTCTAACTGTTTCAATAGGAGGTTCTTTTTCCATAATACCCGATTTTGGTTCTGGACAGTTTTCTTTTTTAATATTAAAAATTAGTTTTGCAAGATTAATTGCAATTGTTTTTGTATTAATATTTTTTTTAGATATTTTTTTTTTCTTTTGTTTTGGTATTGGTTTTAACCAATCGTCTTCTTCTTTAATATTAAAAAATAGTTTAATTACAGGATCATCAGTTTCCATTGTATCATTATTACACTTAGCTAGTCCATTTTTTTCATTTAATTTTTTCAATTTATTTTTCAATTTATTTTTCAATTTAATTTTAATAATTCTAGCTAAAACTTCATTAAACATATTCAAAAGGGGGGTTTTGAAATCTATTTCTTCAATATTGATACCTAATTCTTTAAAATCAAAACTACCTAACATTAATAATAATTGAACAGGATGATTACAATTATCAGCATGAGTTATTGTTTTTTGATCCTCAAACCAATGTTTAAAAAGATTAACATTATCACTTTCTTTGCAAAGATCATTGCCCCAATATTTCCTCATACTATATAAAATCTTTATGGCCAAATTAATATAGCAACTTGAATTGGTATTAAAAAATTTATTTACAGTTTGTAATAAACTATGAGCATGTATGCTATATGTCATATTTGGATTATACATATTAAGATTACGACATAAAGTAATTGAACAGATATATTCATAAATTTTACTTCTCATTAGTAATTCAGATGTGATAGGAGTTGCAGGATTAAAAAGTATTAGACCATCTGTTATTTCATTTGAAAATAATTTTAAATTAAATCCTTTTTCATTTGCATGCATTAAAGAACATGTATCGATTGTGTATGGTTCAATATTTAAACATTGTGTTTGAAATGGATCAATTTGAACAGCATTATTATGTTCAAATTCAATAGAGTGTGCAGGGAAGCCAAATTGAGTGAGCAAAGAATATGTATTTTTAAATTTCGATTCATTTAAGTTGTTAATGATGTCAAGCCATTCTTCTAATTGTTCGTAACAATTGTTCATTGATAGAATGGACACATCAATATTATTATTTGTATGATTTTTTTTATCCTTTTCTAAAGCAATGATCAACTCATCTCTCATTTTTTTTAAATCTTTCAATATGTCTTTATGAGATATGTTGAAGTTATTATTCATTATAATTGCTTTTGAAGCATATTTTTTATTTATTCCATTTAAATATTGTGCTTGTTTAGAACTTGTATCATCTTTTGATATTAACGCTTTAATTATTTTATTTTTATCTTCATTGAGTTTAAATTGAGATTTTTTCATAAATTTTAAAAGTTTCGATTTTTGGTTAGTCTGCAAATTAATTTTTTTAATATTATCCATTATTTTAACATATTCATAATTATTTTTAAATATATCAATTTTATATTTTGTATTAACATAAATTATAATCTAATATATATGAATTTTGTATTTAATGTAAATGATTATTACCATTGTATAAATGAACCAATAAATACTAATATTGATGATAAAATACGTTCAATTATTGGATTTGGACAAAAAACAATAAAAAATAATATAATTTATAAAACTCTCAGTAGTTTAGATCCAGTGAATTTATATTATATAAATAAATCAGAAAATTTAGAATCTCTCAAAAGATTATATAAATATAATTTTTATAATGATTTTGTCGTAACAAGAGAAGTGAAAAAATATAATAGTCAATTAAAATTATATGATGATATTGTTAAATCAAGTCATGATCATTTTTTGAATGTTTTTCAAGGTGGAAAATACATAGAAAATTATTCTGAATATGAAATTACATTGATATTTTTAATAAGAATAATAGAATTACAAGAATATTGCATACCTCAATTTAAATTATCTAAATTCAAAGAAACAGTAAATTTTCCTAATTTTTATGAAGATGCACTTTTACGAGAAAGTAAAAATCTAAAAATTCAACTTTCAAAAGTTTATGAAAATATATATCCCTCAATTAAAGAAAAATATATGAAAAAAAGAACATCTACGACACTTTATGGTATTAATTTATACGATTCAAATGGGTTAGAGATTTTCAAAGTTGAAATAGAATGTTTAAAAAAGCATTATACTGAGATAGAAATGAGAAATTTTAATAAACAACAATTTAAAATTATGGAATTTTCACCCAAGACATTAGCAAGAAGATTATGTTTAGATGAAATTAAACAACAAAATGAGGAAGAATTTAAAAATTGTTATTCTAATAAACTTTTACCTGAAAATAATAATTATCAAATGAATTATACATTTGTAAGTAATATTCTTAAAAATAATTCAGTGCCACCAGAATTAGATGAAATAGAAAATGATATTAAAAAAATAAACTATGAAAACACTGAAGATAAACTTAATAGTATGAGACATACAATATTAGGATTTACAAATGGAACAAACCTTTTTAGATCAAATTCACATATTTATAATTTAAATATACTGTCAGGTCATTACGATTGGATAAATTTAGATAAATCATTTCATGACAAGCTTACTTCATGTGGATTAGTTTCAGATCTTAATATTTTTAGTAATTTGTTATACTCTGTTTTAATTAATAAATATAATGAATTATTATTTCCATGTAGATTTTTTTTACCTAAATTACAACTAAAAGATAAAGTTGTGAATAATTTTGATTTATCTGAATTAAATACTAAAAAAAGTTTGGAGTTTAATATAGATAATTTTGAATCTGATAGAGGAATAATTAAATATGATGATACAATTGGAATTATAACAATTAAATCTATAAAAAATGGCTTTATAAATATAAAATATATTTTTGTGGTAAAAATGAATCAAAGTGTTTCAAATATTTTTTATACATATACTCCTAATTATAAAGTATGTGATATATACAACTATTCAGTTGAACCTGGTCTTATATTGAAAAAAAAACCTGTTACACATTATGAACTTTTATTAAATAGTAAAATATTCAATGGTAATTGTTATTCTTTAATTTTTGATGGAGCTGAAAAATATAAACAAGTAAATATTTCAGATAAAAAATATGATATTTATGATATTTATAAAGGCATTAAAACAGTAAAGAATTATTATAAAGAATTGGCAGATGATGAGAATAATATTAATTTAATAGAGATGTATAATAATATGATATTTTTTTCAAATCATTCAAAGGAAATGATAGTATCATTATTAAAATCTAAAGTTGACAAATTAAAATTTATTAAGGGAATTAGAATCTTAAAAATTTCTGAAAATAGGGAAGAAAAATTTGGCATTAATCAATTTAAAAATTTTATATTAACAGAAAGTGAAAAAATTATATTTAATCAAACAGGTGGCAATAAAATAGTTAATATTCAAACAATAGAAAATAACTTGGATTATGATGAGGTAGAAAATCTGAATAATAAAAATAATAATAAATTAACACAAACTTTAAATATGTGGAACAAATTGTTAGACTATGATATTAGTTATTCTAATAAATTAATTCTTATTACTCAAATTCATGACAATTTAATTTTAAAAAGTAAATATTTTAATCTGTATAATAAAGATGTTCATTCTAAAATTATTAATGCATTACCGGAGCCATATTCTTTTTATATTTTTAAAGAAATAGAAGAAAGATATAATATTAAAATACAAAATAAAAAAATTATGGAAATAAGCAACTCAATCGATTATCCATCATTTAAATATAGAAAAACAGTTGATAAAATCACTTTAATAAATTTTGTTTATCTATCTGAACATGTTGAGTTTTTAAAAATGAAAAATAAAATGAGAGTTGAAGAATTTGATAAAAAAATTAAGAAAAATAATAATATAGATTTAAATATTATTTATAAGGACATATTTCAATTAGTTGAACAATGTGTTGAAAAAGTAGATTTAATTAATTTTAGAAGTGACCTTTTTTATAGTAATGGACTTGCATTGACTAGTTATTTTATAATTAACTTTATAATTCTTGTGTGTGTTATTAATTATCTTAAAAAAGGAGGCTCATTAATATTTGATATAAAATTATTATCATCAAAACAAAATAAAGAAATTTATTATTTACTAAGTCAAATTTTTGAAACAACTGAATTATTTTATTCTGACTTAAACTCGTTTAATCCAGTCACAGGTACATTCATTGTTTGTAAAAATTTTAAAGGTGAAGATTATCATATATGTGAAGAAATAAAAGAGGAATTTATTAAATTAAAAGAATTATATCCCAATGGAGTTAATGATATTAATTTTTCAAGTCATCAGTTGAAAGATAAGTATAATTCTCATAATAAAAATATTAAAAATTATAATACTAAATTAATAAGCTCATATTTGAATATTAAAATTCCAAATAGTATAGATGATAAAATAAATAAATTATATGATAAAATATATTCTAAATATCTAAATAAATTAATTGAGCTTGAAGTTATTTTTAATGATTATGTGAAAACAAAAAAATGTCCTGAAATTAAAATAACATTGGATGATATTAAAAATAGTACAAATTATTTTGATAAATATAATATTAGCTATAACAAAGATAAATTAAATAAACTTTTAATAGATTAACTTTAAAAAAAACATACCAATAAAAAATTCTTAACACCAACTATTTTCATTTTTTTGCTATTTAAAATATTTTGCTCTGAATTCAATATGGTTTCACTTATATCTATTATACTAAAGTTTATTGGACATTTTATTATTAAGATTATATCTGGATTTTTTAATAATATATTTTTAACAAATTCATTAAAAGTCAATGATGATCCAAACATCACTAAATTTATTTTAGAATCTTTCACATAATCACCACCACCCCAAGGTGAATCTAAATAAATGATGTCTTGTTCAATATTATTGTAAACTTTTGTATAATCTGAATTGATGACATTTGTATTATTATATTCATATTGTTTAATATTATTTTCAATAATTGAAGAGTGTGTCGCAGAAATTTCAATTGCATTTACAAAGTTAAAATGCTTAGCAAATCTAATAATATCACCTCCAACACCTGAAGTACCATCTGTTATTGTTAAATTTTTTGATTCCAAATTTTTACATTTTAATATATTCATGATATGTCCTATTATTATTTCTGAACTACCTGATTTAGTAACACTGTATAAACCAACATTTGAAATCATAAGATTGTTATTTTTACATTCTGGGAAATAATCTTTTATGAATCTATTATTTTTTATTACTATTTCTTTTGGCCCGTCAAAATTATTTTTATATGAACTGTTTATTTCTATGTCATTTCTTTTTAAAAGTTTAAATAGATGATTAAAAGATAAATGTTCCCACATAATAACAAAATCTTCATCATTTTTTTCCTTTCCTAATTTAACATATTTATTAAACACCATTTTTAAATTTATTAAAAGTTTATTTAATTCTTGTATTACAAGATGTTTTTTGTAATTAAAATTAATATTATTCTTAAGTTCTACTTTTTTGTATTTAATGAAGATTTTTGATAAATCATGTTCAGCCAATTCTATTTCACATGAGTTAAATTTGTCAAAATTATAAAATATATTCTTTAGTTTTTGTCCTAAATCATTTATTTTAATCACATGATAATTTTTATATTTATCTTCTAATTTTTCTCTTAATTCTTCATAATTTAAATTTGTGAATTTATTTTTATAAACTATATTTTTATTTTTGGTTAAATTAAAAAAATTAAATGTATAATACTCTTTTGGAATTTTTAAATGAATTAAATGAGATTCTCTTTTTTGTAGCATTATTTCATCTGGATTAATATAATACACATTTTTACTCAATGTTGATATTTTCATATAACAATAATATAGAAGATATTAAAAATAACAATAGTAGACTACTAAATATTAAATTAAACATTTTTAATGTAATAATATGAATAGAAAAATAAAAATTGAATTATTGTTTTTATTTCATTTATAATAATCATGGAGTTTTTTGAAAAAACCATCGAGAATTTTAATTCTAAAACTTCACAATCAATTGAAGAACATAAATTATATTTTATAAATTCTGTTCATAAATTAGCAAATGAAGTCCATTCACATAATACTAAAATAGATAAAATGTTTTTAGAACAATTTAAAGATATGCTTGAAGAAAATAATTATGAGATTCTTAATCCTCATATAGTTGTTGAAATGAAAGATGGTAAACCTCATAAAGTTCTCGAATCATGGGATACTAATAAAGGTGTATTGCCACATCTTAAATTTATGTCAGAATATTACATTTATGAAGGATTAGAAATAAATGATAAATTTATGGAAGAATTTTTTGATGGATATAATATTAGTAATAGTAAAGGTCAGGGAGGAAACAATTTTGGTATTAAATTCAATACATACAAAGAATTGTTAAATATGTCAAATGATAAATTAATATTAAAAAATTATTCAAGTAATAATATATATTCGCCATCAAAAAAATATTTTAAATTTGATATTCATTTGAAACAAAGTTTAAAACCAAATAAAAGTAAAAAAGAGACAGGTGCATTTTGTGGAAGGAGTTATAAATTTAAAATAGATAACTACATGAATCTTTATCATCCTGAATCGGGGTTATACTTGATGTTTAATAAAATACCATATCCAGATATTGCATTTATATTGAGAGATCATACTTATTTGTCAAAAAAAACAAACTACCTTAATTTTGAATTTAATAAATCTGTTTATGATTCAATAGATAATAGAGATAATTTTTTTGAAAATATAAATGAATTAATACCTCCAAATTATCAAGAAGAAATTATTATTTTTAAGAAATTGAGAGATTTATTTGAATATACAAAAGAGGAAAGTGAAGATATTGATATTGATTTAAGTGGTTTAACAAATATTAGAGATCCAAGAGATAGACTCCTTGAAAAATACAGACTTAAAATAAGTATTTCAAATGATAAATTAGAGAAATTATATGAAAATTATGATGAATTTAAACAACTTTACATTGAACAAAATGCTGAATTAAAAGATGCAAAAAGAATAATTCAAGAGTTTGAAAAAAAAGAGAAAAACACAGAATCTGAATTAGTATTGAATTTAAAAAAAGAGATTGCAAACTTGAAATCAAATATATTTGAATTCCAGAAACAATTTTATTCGGATGAATTGGCACATAGAACAATAACTCAGGTTGAACAAGAATATTTAGAACTTGAATTAAAATACAAAAAATTAAAAGATCAAAATGCAAATTTAGTTGATGAACTTCTTTCAAGAAAAGAATTAATTAAAACAAAAGAGAAAGTCAACAAAGAATTATCAGAAGAATTATTAATGAAAGAGAAAACTTTTACAGATAAAGATATGTCAAACATAGAATTAAAAAAAGTATTAGAAGAAAAAGATGTTGAATTAAATAAATTAAGGCAAATATTAAAAAATAAAGAAAACAATGATAGCACCGCACTTGAGGAAGCTCTCAATGAAAGAATTCATGAATTGGAACACAAAAATGAAAAATTAAAAGAAGTCAATGAAAAAACACAAAAAGAACGTGATGAAGTTGTTTCTGAGATTTTTAAAATAAAGTCTTTTATGAAAAAATTTTAATTTATTAATAAAACAAAAACAATTTAATAATTAAATATTTAACTAATTATAACTCTTTTGTAAACTTTAAATGTCTCTAAATGAGAGTTTTTCTTTATAGGAGATGTTTTATGTTATTTTAATGTAAAAATTGAAAGAGTTAGAAGATAAAATAAATAAAATACAAATGAAAGACAATATAATTCATTTGATAAATGGTCTTCTTTCGCATAAAACTTGTAAAATGTCTTTTATGAAACAAAATGAAAATAAATTAATTGAAATATGTAATATAAATATTAATAAAGAGACTAATCCAGTAAGACTTATATTTACTGAATTATGTTCCAAATCATTTGATTTAGAATTAATTGATTTTGTTAAAAAATATACTAAATTAGATTCGAAAATTCTTAAAACAGCTTTTATTTTAGCATGTCAAAATAATGGGTCTTACAAAGTCATAAATTATTTGATTGATAATGATGTAAATTTTTTAAAAACAAGAATTCTGGATAATTTATTGCAATACAAAGATAATTTCTTATATACGCGAACATTGAAAGTTTTGGATCATTTATTTGAAAAAGGACTCAAAATAGATTCGCTATATGAAGGAGAATATGGATTAAAATCTGATCTAATTAAGGATCTCGCAGTAAATTATTCTGATCATAAATTAGAAATTTTAAAATATTTAGTAAAAAAAGAATCTATTAAAATTTTGGAAGATGCAGATAATATAGATGACCTAGAATATGAACCTGAACAAAGTCATTATGCATTTAAGTTTTTATACAAATCTAATCAAAAAAGAGAATATTTAGATTTTTTGTACCAAAATAATTATAATAAATTTTTGAGAAATGATAAAGGAAATACTATTTTTGAACAGTTATTGATTGATATTTTTGGTAGCCATGATTTAATCAGTAAGTTTCAAGTATAAATAAATTATTTAATAGAGAAGTTTAATTATTTATTTTTAAAATATGAGATATATATATTTTTTATAGTAAATTTAATGGAGATGTAAGTAATTGAAATTTTAGCAACCTTAAAACATCAAATTGATATAATTTGCATTTCAATTAAATGGGCAATAGATAAAGTCGATAAAAAAGATATTGAATATTGTTTTTATTTTAATCTATTGAAAATGAATTTATTAAATGTTCAACTTGTAATAACTTTTTTGATATTACTATTAAAGAAAGTTGATAGATAATAAAAATAGTTGTCCTATGTGTACAGTAGAATGGAAAAATGATAAAGTTTATTTAATGAAATAAATTTTGATAATTATTATGATTATTAAAATAGTATTATATAATTTAATGGTATTTAAACCAAAAAATAGAGATGAATTAAAAAAAGCTGTTGAATTATGGTGTCATAATAACAAAAAAGCTTTGAGAAAATATAGAGATATTAGTAAATGGAATACTTCTAAAGTAACAAATATGAGTTATATGTTTGATGGTTCTCAATTTAATGGAGATATAAGTGAATGGGATACATCTAATGTTACTAATATGTATCATATGTTTTATAATAGTAAATTTAATGGAGACATTTCTAATTGGAATACTTCTAAAGTAACAAATATGAGTTGTATGTTTTATAGAAGTAAATTTAATGGAGACATTAGTAAATGGGATACTTCTAATGTTACTAATATGAGTTGTATGTTTTCTGGAAGTAAATTTGATGGAGATATAAGTAAATGGGATACTTCTAATATTACTAATATGAATTGGATGTTTTCTAATTCTCAATTTAATAGAAATATAAGTAATTGGGATACTTCTAAAGTAACCAATATGAAAGGTATATTTAAAGATAGTAAATTTAATGGAGATATAAGTAAATGGAATATATCTAAAGTAACTAATATGGGTTTAATGTTTTATGAAAGTAAATTTAATAGAGACATTAGTAAATGGGATACTTCTAAAGTTACAAATATGAATCATATGTTTTGTTATTCTCAATTTAATAGAAATATAAGTAAATGGGATACTTCTAATGTCACTAATATGAGTTGTATGTTTTCTAAAAGTAAATTTGATGGAGATATAAGTAATTGGGATTTAAATAATCTTCAACATAATATAAATTATATCGGTGTAGTCAAAAAATGGACCATAGTCAAAGTAGATAAAAAAGATATTGAATGTTGTGTTTTATTACAATCTATTGAAAATGAATTTATTAAATGTTCAACTTGTAATAACTGTTTTGATATTTCAATTAAAGAAAGCTGGATTGATGATAAAAATAAGTGTCCTATGTGTACATTAAAATGGAAGAATAATAAAGTTTATTTAATGGAATAAATTTTGATAATTATTATCATTATTAAAATGGTAATATGATATTTCAACCTAAAAATAGAGATGAATTAAAAGAAGCGATTAATTTGTGGTGTAATGATGAAGAAAAAGCTCTTACTAAATATGGTAATATTAATGAATGGGATACTTCTAAAGTAACAGATATGAGTTATATGTTTTCTGGAAGTAAATTTAATGGAGATATAAGTAAATGGAACACAT